TGCATAGCGGAGTAATGGAAACACCGCCGGTGGGGATCGCAATGTTGGTGACCGGGTCGATTGCGGCGGTCGGGCCAAGATCAGGGTCCCAGTCGACTGAGATGGCGGCTACGCCACCGAACAGGGTTTGGAGCAGGGATTCTTCACGAATGTCGTCCCAATGCTGTTCGTATGATTCGGACAGCAGCAACTGTTCCTGTAGACGCTGGCGACGCAGGTTGGAGTCGTCGATGCCTGACGGTTCGACTTCCCAGACGAGCGGCGAGCGGGTCATGCGGGCTACGAGGTTGGTGACACGCGGGCCGAACTTGTCGACGGTGATGCGCGTGAACTTTTCGTAGTCGGTGTTGTAGTCCAGTTCTTGGACGATGTTGCGGGTGTAATCCCACCAAATCCACTGAAGGCCAGCGTAGTAGCTGGCGTTCATCCAATAGTCACGACGCTCCTTGAGCAGGTAGGTGTCGGCTTTGTTCCACAGTTCGATGACTTTCTGTGGTTCCGGTGGTGTCCACTCGTTCACGGTCCTACTGCCTCACTCGGGTTGGCCCACGCGGAGTGGGGCTTGTCGTCGTTTCTGCGTTCCTTTTTCTGCTTGTTGACCCTTTCGGCTGCAAGGACAGTTTCTGGGTTTTTCGCTATCACAAGGTTAGTCAGGCGACGGTTCTCGACGAGTAGCACTATGCACAGGGCGAACAGGGTGATGTTGGTGGCGATGGTTGCGACGATCACAGGTCACCTACGAAGTCGGTGTTGATTTCTTCGACGGGGGCTGTGGGTTGTTCCCGACGAGGGCGTCCTCGACGCCGAAGGGGTGGAGCGTCGGCGCTCTCGGTAAGAGGCTGCTCGGAACCACCCTCGTCGGGAACGTGCGTCGAGCCTGCCGTCTCGCCGCGACGCGATGCTACACCAGCGATTGCGGAGGCGATGTTCTCGAGTTGTGTCTCTGCGGTTTCGGCGCGGGCGGCTAGTTCGTTGGCAACTCGGTTTGCTTGGGCGAGTTCGCCAGCTCGAACGATTTCCAGTGAACGATGTGGGGCCATTTGTCGGCCAAGTTCGATAGCGCAGTCAGCACAAATGTAAAGGCGGGTGATGGCTGACGGGTTGGGGTCATCGGGGGAATTGACGCCATCAAGGTCAATTTCGAGGTCGATGATGGGTTTGGAGACGCCGCGGCAAATCCAGCAGCATCCGGGCAGGTAGTTGTAGTTGTCGACGATTCGCATGTCACCAACGGCGCTTTCGTGCAGACTTGTCGAGACGGTCCATGAATTTCTGTACCCTTCCTTCGGCCCCTTGCATCGTCGTTTTATGACGGCGGGTTATTTCGACGTATGGGCGGCACGATAGCAGGTATCGGAGTGCGTCGACTGCGTGGTCTTCGTCGTCGGTGTCGATGTCTTCGACCTGTGTTTTGTCGTGGCGCATAGCGGGCAGCGTGCGGAGCAGGTGCTCGCAATTCGCAAAAATTTGTAATTTGGGTATTCCGGTGTCCTCACTAGGTTGGAGGTATCGGCGTACGTTTTGCCAGCCTGAGACTCGAGCGTTTTTGGCTTTGGAGACTGGCACCCCGAGGCTGTTGTAGACGGAGGCGACGGTTGATCCGAGTCCGGCGACGTTGGAGAAGGTGGAGGGGTCGATGGCGGTCATGATGACGGATTCGGGTTTGCCGTCGGATTTGGATAGTTCTTTGACTCGGCCTGCTTGTTGGGCGGCGGTGAGTCCTTTGGTGTAGTCCTCCCTGTAGACGTAGCAGATGCCTGTTGCAGGGTCCCATGCTCCCCATAGGCAGCAGTAGGGGTTGGCGGTTCCGAAGTCGATCCCGCGGTAGCGGGGCCATTCGGCGGGGATAGTGAATGGGGTGACGACATGCTGGTCGCGGCGGAATTCTGAGAAATACTGGCCGGTGAAAGTATCCCAGTCGCCCAACAGTTTTTGTTTGCGTTCGATTTCGGGAAGCATGGAGAGGTGCTTCCGGTAGGTGGGGTCGATGTGGGGGTTGTCGTCGACGGTGCTGGGGACGAAGGCGACGACGAGATGGTCGTTGGGGTCGTGGGGGATGTCGATTTTGGCGAGTTCCGCATTGTCGTCTGGTAGTTCGACGCGACGGACGATGTCGGGGTTCTCGAAGCCTTCGCGTACGTCGTAGACGACGGCGTATTGGCCGTTGTTGGTGGGTTGGACCAGCATCTTGTAGAGGAATGTGTGGCCTTTATCCCCAGGGTTAGTGGCGAACATGACGTGGGTTCGGACGCCTAATCGGCTCATTTTGCGGCTGGTGCGGAGTCGGCCGGAGATCATGAGCATCTGGTAGGGGGTGAATTGGGTGGCTTCGTCGAAACCGATGAAGTCGTATTCGGCTGACATGAACTGGCCTACGTCTTCGTCTCGAGAGCAGTAGCCGTATTCGATGATGGAGCCGTTGTCGTACCACCAGGCTTTGACGTTGTCGATGGATCGCAGCTGGGCGGATACGTCTAGTTGGGCGTATCTGACTTGGGAGCGGATGATGAGCGACCGGCGTAGTTCGGGTAGGGCGGTTCGGATGAGCAGGGCACGGTGTCCTGGGTATTTCACGGACAGTTCGTGGGCGTGGTAGGCGAGCAGTTCGGACTTTCCGCCACCGGCAGCACCGCCGTAAAGCAGCCAATCTGTTTTGCCGACGAGAATGTGGGCACGTTCTTGGCGTATGTTGCCGGTTAGCCGCCATGCAGACAGGTCTGCCTCGAGTAGACGGAGGTATTCGTCTTGTTCGGCGGCAGATAACTGGACAAATTCGTCATCTGACAGCAAATTCACGGGGTCCACCGTGATGCCAAGAACACCAGAACCCCGCAAATTATCATTGCAATCACCGTTGTTGTGTCGTTCATGCTACGAACAGTTCCATCTGGCAAGCTTCTCTGCCGACCTTGGCCGTTGTTTTGTCTGCCCACATTGTTGCCCACCGTTGGCAATGATGGCATTTTGACGATCTATGGGGAATACCGCAAAGGTTGCCAGGTGCTCGTCGGGCTGTGAATGACCAGGCCATGCTGTCGGCGGAGGCAAGCAACCCTCCGATTGCTGGAAGGCCATCCGATTTGACGCCAAATCCGTGCATTTTTACTCCGTCATGGAACAACTCGTTTACGATTCGCTGAACTGGACGCAACGATGCTCGACGGCAGAATGTGCCCATCCCAACTAATGGTTTCGCTGTTAGGTCAATCCCAAACTTGAGATACAAATCGCGGTGGCGCAAGTAGTCGTTCGGGTCCCATCCCTGCAATGCAGGGATAATTGGCAGGTCTCCCCCTAATTCCATAAGGTCAATGTAATTATGGATTGTTGCGACTTGATGCTGGTGAACTGTCAGGCCAGTTTTCTTGAGAACTTGTGGTTCGCACATCCAATCTTGGGGTGCAGCCCAATCAAGGTTGCCGACTTCGGCAATGAATCTGCGAATGTTGGCGACATACGTTTTGGGTGTTGTTTCCCATTCGCCGTACATGTTGAGTTCGGTAAATCCACCGGAATCAAGCGCCCAACGGCTGGTCGATGGCCGCAATTTTTTGTATTTAGAGAGTGTGCGATGAGAAATGAACAGTGGATAGGGGATCGGTTCCTTCCAAAGCCAAGATGGATGGTCGCTGCCGACGTAGAACCTCATTGTCCGTCCCCAATGGCACGCAATCCGGCTTCGACACGGCGTTTCGCCTCAATTTTGAGTTCCTCGAGGCGGGATAGGCGGTCTTCGGGGCTGCCGACACGCTGTTCTTGGATGGTTGTGGCCTGACCCATCTCCAAACGGAGCACGTCATACCAGATTTTGGCGACCTTGGTGGCTTCTTCAGCTGATTTGATTTCCCATTCGCCTGCTGCGATCCGTAATCCGAGGTCAACGATGATGGATTGCGCAAGTTTGGGGAGGATTTCGCGGGAGGCGACACCTCGAGCGAGCAGTTCCTCGCCCATGGCCTTGAGTTGGTCGTTCCAGCTGCTTTCGGACCCGCGATTCTTCGATGTCGGCGGCCCGTTTGGCGCGTTCGATCTCTTTTTTCTCCCCTTTGGTCATAACAGGGAGGTCGTCGATGGCGTCAACTACCAGTTTTGGGGGTCTGGGGGCGTGTGGTTTGCGTCCTTCGATGCCGTCAACGATGTCGTCGGCGTCTTTCCACACCTTACGAGCGGCCATCGAGCATCTCCGGTGGGGTGTAGAAGTCCTCGCACCTGGTGCGGAGTTTCATTAGAAATACGTCAAGGCCAGTGTCTTCAATTGGATGCTCGTCGAGAATGGCAAACGCCCAGTCGTGGAGTTTGTTGTAGTGCTGCATAACAAGATTTCCGATTTCCATCAACTTTAGGTTGCTTGGTGATTCGTAGTCCCAAGCAAGTACGGCGTCATAGTCAATGAACTCCTCGTTCACAGCTCAATCTTCCCTTCGATTTTCCACACCTTACGGGCGGCCATTGTCAGGTTCCTTGGCTTTCCAGTATGCCGATTCGGCCTCAATGCGGTGTTCGTCGTTAGCACAATGAATTGCGTGGTAAAGCATGTCTGCAATCTGTTCCCAATCTGGCTCCATTACAGCTTGATCTTTCCTGTGAGGATGTCGTGGAGGGTGGCCCAGATTTGCATGGAGAGTCCGGCGACCGCTGTGCAGGCTGACATTTCGTTGCCGTTCAATGTTCCGGCGTCGTGGGCGCGTCGAGCCAGTTCGTCGATGTGGGCGGCGGCGATGAATGCGGCCTTACAGAACTCTGGTGTCGGATCATGGCCGTCGATTTCTAATGCGGCTCGAGCTTGGGCGACGAGCATGTCGTTGCCAAGTTTGGAGACGGACTCCATCAACTGTTCTACTTTTGTCATGTCCAGCACCATCCTGAGTCGCATCCGTCGGCCCCCACTTCGGAACCGAACAGCGTGTCTCCGGCAGCATGGATTGTGTCAGATAGGCGGCTTCTGTTCAATGCTCCGCGCCGTGTGAGGTAGACCTGCCGCAGGTTGCTTTGGGCTTTGCGTTGTTGAAGTTTGTCTTCCAGCGCTTGCGCCTTCTCGAATAGGTTGGGGTGGTCGCGTCGTAGTTCTGACCAGGTGAGTTCTGAGTGGAATGGGCAGAAGAAGCACGACGATTTGGGTGGGACTGGGAGACCTGCGTCTGCGATGACTTGCATGCAGTCGGTTCGGTTCATTCCCAGGTCTAGTAGCGGGAATTGTCGTATTTCGTAAGGGTAGGTTTGTTTGTTGTTGGCTCGTTGGATTTCGTCGGTGCTGATGCCAAGTTGAACGTAGGCAGGGTTTTCTTTAGTGGCGCCGTTTGCTTTGAGCCAGCGGTGGATTGTTTTGACTTTGAAGTCGACGGTGCAGACCCTGCGTAGCGGGTTGCCTTGTTCTCCGAATACGGGGATCATGTCTCGTTTGGACTCGAGACGCATCATTTCGTTCCAGATGGTGGTGGGTTCGCCTCGGCGGATCGGTGTGAGTTCTTCGACGCGGAATCCTCGTTCAGCTGCCCAGGGTTGCATGATGTTGCGAACGAAGTGCAGGGTTTCGGGGTGTTCGCTGTCGTCTCCGACATTGGAGAATAGTGCGACATCCACATTAGGGATTCGGCCTTGGATGGCGAGCACGATCATGGCGGTCGATTGAACGCCGCCTCCGTATGAGATTACTTTCATCTTTCCCCTTTCACAGGGGAGCGTACCAAAGTCTGTGGTATGTTCGCCGTATGTAGTTCTTCAGCGTGTCAGTTGAAGACGATCCCTCCCGCTGGGAAGCGGCATACAGGGTGGTCGCAGCCCGCAGTAAGCCTGTTCAGCCAGGAGCGAAGGGACCGTAACCTGAAAGGGTTTCATAACCTCGTCGCCCAAATCACCCCACAGTCGCATGGATCGTGCTTAGGCGTAAGTCGAGGGTGAAGCTGAAATAACAAATACAACGAGTGGACATCGTCAAGGTCCGGCAGTTGGTACGGCGTAGGGCCGCCAACGGGAGGAAAGGTAGCTCTGACCTGTATCAGAGCACCCGAGGCGACGAGCCGAACGGCGAAGTCGCAACCCAACGAGCGCAGCGAGGCGGGAGCATCCCTTGACCTTGACCTTCGAAGCCCCGCAGGGAGACAACACACCACACTCGAGATCACCCACACCGACATTGCGAAGGTCAAAAAATACGGGAATGAGT